CTGTTTAGATAACGCACTCATTTCTGCAAATAAGATTACTGCTACAACAGATCCTGACGCAGATATTGAAGGTGCAGTTGCTAAGGTTATCGGTGCTGAACACGAAGTTACAGGTATTGCAGTATCACCAGCAGAAGCAGCTGCTTTAGCAGCATTAAAGGTTAATGGTGTTAAGCAGTACCCAGAATTAGCATGGGGCGGTACACCAGAAATGTTAAACGGCAAGCAGTTTGACGTTAACGGCACAGTAGCTGCTGCTAAGGCATATGTTGGTAACTTCAGAGACTTCTTCTATTGGGGTTATGCTGATGACATTAAGTTTGAAGTTATCCAGTATGGTAACCCAGACAATGACGCTACATTAGGCGACTTAAAAGGACACAACCAGGTTTACATCCGTGCAGAAATGTATGTTGGTTGGGGTATCTTAGATCCTAACGCATTTGCAGCAGTAGTTGCAGCTTAGTAGGTGATACTGATGGCTGATGCATTTGCAACAGTTACAGATTACCAAAATTTAACAGGACAAACATTGACGGCAGAACAGCAGGAAAGAGTATCTTCTCTGCTGTCTGTTGCCAGCGATAGATTAAGACAGACAGCCTTGAACAATGGATCTGATTTAGATTTGGCCATTGAGAGAGGTCAGGTCCTTGAAAATGTCGTTAAGTCTATCACTGTTGATATTGTTGCAAGAACTATGGCAACACCGACAGATGAAGCACCAGTAACACAGTATTCACAGAGTGCTTTGGGTTACACGGTCAGCGGAACATATCTGAATGCCGGTGGTGGCATATACATCAAGCAAAGTGAACTGAAAGCATTAGGATTGTCAAAGCAAAGGTATGGGTTTATAGACTTATATGGCAAAAAAGATTGTAGGAATCACTGTTAAATTAATTAACCAGGTGCAGACCGGAACAGATCCTTTTGGCAATCCTATTTTTACACCAAACACTATATCTGTGGGCAACGTGTTAGTAGCACCATCTTCAAGTGATGACATCATAGATTCAACAAACCTTTACGGAAAAAGAGCACAATTCACGATAGCAATACCAAAGGGCGACACCAACCACTGGGAAGACCAGATAGTAGAGTTCTTTGGTGCTAGGTGGCATGTTTTCAGCCTACCAATGGAAGGCATTGAAGCAAACATACCGCTATACTGGAACGCTAAATATTACGTAGAGCGTTATGCCTAGATACATAGATATTAAGCGTGGGCCAAATACCTTAAGGCTTAATGCTGATACAGTAGGGCAAATGTTGAACTCAAAAGAGTTAGCTGGGGTATTAACACAGTATGCTGAACAGAAAAGACAAACGCTGGGTGACGGATATGCCGTTGAACAGCAGAAAACCAAAGACCGTATTAGAGTGCTGATAAAAACAAGCAGTGAAAAAGCGGTCCAGGATAATTTAGACAATAACACATTATTAAAGGCGGTGGGTAAATGATAGAACAGACAGTTAAAGATTATTTAGGGAACTTATTAAGCGTTCCTGTTCATACTGAAGTTCCAATTAATCCACCGTCTTCTTTTGTAGTTGTTGAAAAGACTGGTGGCAGTTCAGATAATCACATATCAACAAATACCTTGGCAATTCAATCTTATGCTGAATCAATGTATTTGGCATCACTGTTAAATGAAGAGGTAAAAGACGCAATGGAAAATATAATCACTTTGAACAGCATTTCCAGATGTTCATTAGAAGGCGATTATAACTACACAGATACACGGACTAAGCAATACCGCTATCAAGCGGTTTTTTCTTTAGTCCACTTTGAATAGAAAGAGGTAATTTATGGCAGAAGTAAATAATGTTACAACTGGTAAACCTAAAATCGGTGGTGCCATCAGTGAAGCACCTCTGGGAACTACTATTCCAACTACTGCAGTTGCTGAATTAGCAGAAGCATTTGTTAACTTTGGTTATGTAAATGATGAAGGCTTAACAAATAGCAACACTGCTGAAAGCGAACAGACAGTTGCATGGGGTGGGGATGTAGTTTTAGATACACAGACTGAAAAGCCTGACCATTTCTCATACACATTAATTGAAGCAACCAATGTTGATGCTTTAAAGCATGTTTATGGAGCTGACAACGTTACTGGAACTTTAGCAGCTGGCATTACTATTAAGGCTAACGCTAAGGAACAGACAGAAAAGATCATAGTAATTGACATGATCCTGAGAAACAACGTTTTGAAGAGAATTGTCATTCCAAGAGGAAAGGTCATTTCAGTAGGCGATATAGTTTACAACGACACAGATCCTGTAGGTTATCCGGTTGAGTTAGCAGCTTATCCAGATACTCAGGGTAACACACACTACGAATACATCAAACAAGGTTCATAGAAAGGCATAAGTTATGGAAGAAATCATAAAGGGGAAAACAAGTTCAGGCTTTGAATTTGAGATTAACAAAGACAAGCTTGATGATATGGAGTTCATTGATCTGTTAGCAGAACTGAAGAATGGCGATTATTTACAATTCAGTAAAGTTGCTGACTTCATGCTGGGCAAGGAACAGAAAGCGAAACTGTACGAACACATCAGAAAAGTTCACGGTCAAGCCAGAATTTCCTTGTTTGCAGAGGAAATGAAAGAAATATTAATGTTCAATTCTGAAGTAAAAAACTGATTAGCCTTGCCGGCATTATCAGTGAATACGAAACAGAGTTAATTTGTGATTTCGCAGAAACTTATAATGTACTAAATTACAGAGAGTTAAAGCCTACATTGGTTCTAACTCTCTGTACCGGTTTAGGGCAAGATTCAAGACTTAAGATGGCGATTTCAGGAACTAAGGTTCCTTTATTCATACAACTACTGGCTGGATGCCTAGATTGCTTAAATTGGCTTGTATGGAGCAAATCCAAGAAAGCACAGAAGAATTTAGACAGACCATCCAGCATACTGAAAGAATTAATGAATCCGGTTAAGAAGGAAGCACAAGGTTTTACTACACCGGAAGAATTTGAGAAAGCACGACAGAAAATAATTGGAAAGGAGTGATAGCCAATGTCACAGGAATTAGCACAATACTATGTGCAGATTATTCCATCAGCCAAAGGCATGGGTGAAAACGTAGAAAAACAAATTGGCGGTGACAGCGTTGGCAAAAACGTTGGTGGCAAGTTAGTTTCCGGAATTATGGGGGCATTTGCCGTCAGCAAATTGGCAGATGGCTTAATGAAGGCATTGGACATTGGCGGTGCATTACAGCAGTCAATGGGCGGTGTTACTGCTTTACTTGGTGAAGATGCATTTGCACAGGTCAACCAATACGCACAGGCAGCTGCACAAACACTTCAGATTTCAGCAAATGACTATATGGAACAGGTCACGTCTTTCAGCGGAAAACTGCTTCAGGATCTGGGCGGTGACACTGATCAGGTTGTTGCATACGCAGATATGGCAATTAATTCAATGAGTGATAACGCCAATAAGATGGGTACATCCATTGAGTCAATACAGAACGCTTATCAGGGATTCGCTAAAGGCAACTTTACAATGCTTGATAACCTTAAGTTAGGTTATGGCGGTACCAAGTCAGAAATGATAAGACTGTTGGAAGATGCTGAGAAGATCAAGGCCGCAAACGGCGAAATGGTTGAGTATTCAATTGACAATTTCGCTGATATGGTTGAAGCCATCCAGGTAGTCCAGGATAACATGGGTATTGCTGGAACATCAGCAACGGAAGCAGAAACCACAATAACAGGTTCTATGAACGCATTAAAGGCTGCTTGGGAAAACTTTGTTGCCAACATGACATTAGGTGAAGACATGCAACCGGCATTGGATGCATTGTTCACAACATTCACCAATGCATTCAACAACATTGTTCCTGCTGCTGTAAACATCATTTCAAAGTTACCTGGTTTAATCTTAGATACAATCATTAATCTGGCACCAACGATTATTTCAGCAGGTGTTCAGGCAATTGTTTCATTTGTAAATGGCTTAAGTGATTCATTACCAACATTGATTCCAAAGGCCGTTGAAATGGTTAAGGTCATTGCCAAGACACTTATATCAAACGTTCCTGTTTTATTGGAAGCAGGAGTAAAGCTGATAGGTGCATTAGTCAAAGGCATTGGCGGTTTAGTTGGTGACTTTGTTGATGCCGGCTGGGATCTGTTTATGGGATTGGCTAGAGGTATTGGCAATTCTGTTGGTAACGTAGTTGCCAAGGCAAAAGAAGCAGCCAGGAACGTTTTAAATTCAGTTAAATCATTCTTTGGCATCCATTCACCGTCAAAGGTATTTGCCAATATCGGTGAAATGAACATGCTAGGTTTGGCCAAGGGTATTGAAGATAACTTAAAGCCTGTTAATGATGCTATGAACGACGTATCCATGGCGGCTACACAAGACTTTACAAGCAGTATGAATTTGGCTTCAGGCTTAACTGGAATAAGCGGCTACGAGCCTGAAAATGCTTCAGGAACTAACTATGG